GATGATCGCTCGAAAGAGATCAACGAAAGGGCTGAAGCTCTTGTAAAGCATATTGTCGAGACAAATAATCTCGTAATCTCTATGCAAAGCGACGACAAGCTTGCTAAATTCCTCGGGCCTGATCGTGACACTGGTATAAAGTATCATCATGTGCGTGCTGCTGTGTTCTTCTTGTTTGAAGCGCTCGGCCCGTATATCAACGAAATACCCGTTGATGCTCTCACAAGTGCAGTGAACAGAGCTCTTGAAGAGTGTCTCGATCTGAAGAGGGTAGACTTAACTAATGGAGATTGAACTTGGAAACAACAAGACAATCAGAAGCCTCAGTGAGCAATCAACTCGCTTCACAGCCCTCATTTGGGGTGCTCCCGGATGCGGTAAAACAACACTTGCTGCGACAGCACCAGGCCGCAAGCTCTGGATTAACTTCGATCCCGACGGACTTACGTCTATTACAGGCTTCGCTTCGCAACACAGCGGCAGACCTACGGCACTCAGCAATGATGTTCTCTCTCTGGATCTCTCTGCTGAACCCAGTAGGGTTGTGGATGGGTTTAAAAGGGACGACCACCTTAAACTTGGTGCTATTCTGGGTAATCCCGAATACGCTATTGACACTGTCGTGGTTGATAGTCTCACTCGTGTCAGCCAACTCGCTATCGAAGCAGCAATCGCGTCTGGACAGCATGGCAAGGCAACTATCGAGCGCCCAGGCCAGAGTGTCTATGGTGCACGAAACGCTGTCACATATCGAGTTATTACCGACATCCTCGGAGTTACAGGCAGATACAACAAAAACTGCATCTTCATCACGCACGAAGACGCGCCGGTCACGAACGAAGACGGAGTGATGCAATATATTACGATGGCACTCGGTGGCAAGCTACCGATCCTGTCATCTGCGCAGATCTCTGAAGTTTGGTTAATGACTGACACAGGCAAAGAGCGCCGACTTGCAGTAAGACCTTGCAGAGGCTATAAGCCAATGAAGACACGCATGTTCGATGCATCTAAGTCACCTGAATTTGTCTGGAAATACGACATCAACGATCCTAATCCAGACATGGAAATTGCCACATGGTTTGAGAAGTGGAGAGCAGGCAATGGCGTCAAGCTCCCGCTCCCGGCCTAAGGCAAAAGAACAACAATCGGAAACACAAGTGTCTGCCAATCCGATTGTTGAACCTAAGGCGGACACAAACTTGCAAGTTGAAACTAGAGAGAAACAAATGTCTAACGAAATTCGCAGCCTGATCGAGTATAACGACGACCTGTCTGATGCCGAAGCTCCGGTTCCGCTGCCGACGGGTACTTACGTCGGTGAAGTGCGCGGTGCTGAAGTAAAGGATAGCTCGAAGGGCTCGAAGTATGTCTCCGTTACCTTCCACATTAACTCCGACGACTATCCGCCGGATTACACGGAAGGCGACCCCGATGGCACGATCCTGACCTACAACCGGATCAGCCCCGAGAACACCACCCGCGCCCGTTTCGCCATGAAGCGGTTCTGCGAGGCCCTGGGTGCTCCTATGGGCCGGGCCATCGACCTGAATGACTGGCTGGGTAAGTCGGCCCTGCTGGAAGTGACCCACGACACCTACGAGGGAATCCCGCGGGCTCAGATTAAGTCTGTCAAGCCGGCCTAATTTCTGAGAAAAGTGCCTTGAGGGTGTTGACACGTATATAATATGTGCCTACATTCTCAAGGTCACTTACGACGTACCTCCTTTCTAGAAGCTAGAGGAAAAATCCAATGTCTGAACAAGTCACCGAAACTCCGAAGAAGCGTCGCAAGGCTGCTACCGGCCCGCGTCAATCGAAGCCGATGTTCGCCATCGTCACCTATCACGACGAAGACGGCAATGCCGTAAAGCTGAACGGCTCGGCTCTGAACATCCGCTTCACCAAGGACAGCGAAGAACTCGTTGCTCTGCTGACCACCGATGGCGGCACGAATGCCACTGTCATCAAGGCTGACCTGCCGGTCGCTACGCGCAAGTCTCCCGCTGCGGAGTAAGCAATGCTAGACGAACTTGCGTCAACATCCTCCCCCGTGAGGCGCAATTAGTCGAACATGGAAGGCCCTCGGTCGTAATGATCGGGGGCCTTTTCCGTGGTGATTCAGCGAACAGATGCGATCATGAATGTGGACCATGATCGAGCGCGATGCGTTTGCCGACGTGAATGCGCTCCCTTGCCGGAACAAGGTGCATCTGTTCTCTCAATCACCATGAGGGACAAATGGCAATCCAATTTCCTATTACATATACAATCCCTACGCCATGCGAAATTCCGATGGGCAAGGGAATTGAAAGTACACGCGGCCCTAATGCACGCCTGTTGCAGTCGCGTGGAACAATTCAAGAGTGGCGCAGAGTACAAGTAGCTGCACACCTTCTTGATATCACCGCATCTAACTTCCTGCGGTGCATTGCTCGTGACGTAGCAGAACAAGTGATCTCTGTCGCACGAGAAAAAGGCGTTGATGTAGACAAAATCTTTGATCTATATCGCGACTAGTTCAACATGAACAGTCAACGGACATATAAGATGGAACTCGCTCCTAAACAACAGGAGGCGATCGATGCCTGCTGTGATATCGCTAACCGTGTGGTTGCCGTAAGCGGTGCTGCTGGTACTGGTAAGACTACGATCCTGCGGCAAGTGTATGCTGCGCTCAAGGATGCCGGATACAACATCGCCCTGTGCTCTCCGACAGGCAAAGCTGCTAAGAGAATCTATGAAGCCACCGGGATTAATGCGCTCACAATTCACAAGCTACTTGAATTCTCGCATCCAGGCGATCCCGATCCGAAGACTGGAAAGCCGATTGGCTTCTCGGCACCGAAACGTGACAGACAAAATCGACTTGAGTATGATGTCATTCTTGCAGACGAGTACGCGATGGTTGGTCATGATCTGCATCGTTGCTTGTTTGATGCTCTGCCTTCTGGTGGACGAGTTTGCTGCTTCGGTGACGAAAACCAGCTTGCACCGATTGAAGAAGACAAGCGATATGAGAGTGAACCGTCTCCGTTCCAGAAGCTGCTGAACGATCCCAAAAACTTCCGCTCTATCATCCTCGATACCGTGTTCCGTCAAGGACAAGACAGCGGTATTCTGCTGAATGCTAATAACATTCTCAAATCGAAGATGCCTACGCGCAATGATCAGTGGTCACAGATGATTACGGATCAGCCGATCGATGCGCTACGCAAGCTGATTGAGGAAGTTGACTTCGAGCGTGATGGTGCTGATAATCAGATCCGCTTCGACACTATTGAGAACCAAGTTCTTGTTCCGCAGAATAAAAGCTGGGTCGGCACTGCTAAGATCAACCTGATTATGCAGAGTATGTACCACACTTCTGCTGAACCTCGCATTCAATTGCCGCGTAAGCCGTGGGTTGAAGGCGCAGATGGTGAGAAGGGCTCGCATATCTGGGTGTACAAGGGTGATAAGGTCATCTGCACCACGAATAACTACGAACTCGGTGTAATGAACGGTGAGACTGGTACGATCATCGAACTTGATACCGAGACAGGCGAGATTGTCATCGACTTTGGTGACAGAGAGCAGTCTATTCCGCCTGTGCTGATGGTGCAGAACAAGTACGGCAAACTTGTCAGCATCGATCCGCGTAAGGAATTCGATCTAGCCTATGCAATCACAGTGCATAAGGCTCAAGGTAGCGAATATAAGCATGTCATTTATATCTTGAACAGAAGCAACATGTTCATGATCAATCGACGTAACTTCTATACCGCTATCACGCGTGCTAAGGAACATGTGCATCTTATTGCGGACCAACAGGGCCTGTCTAACGCGGTCTATCGCAAGGATCAGAACAGAAAATGAGTACTAAGCATAAGCAAGTCTTAATCATCGAACATCCTGTGCCGGCACGTGCTAGGCAATTAGCTCTTGCGTGCTATCGTCATTTGGACAAGCGCTGTGCTAAGGGTGAAATGATCGCACATAGACCTTGTGTGCAGTTCATTCTCGATCCGCTGTATCAGGCTGCTCAATCTCTTTATGGCATCAATAAGACGCGACACACTTATATCAGTGAAGATGCATCTTGGGAGTACAATGCACAGCCTGAGTTCTATGGAGAGCTTCCGATTGATGTCTATGACAAGATCAAAGCCTCTGTACCGCATCTATTCCTTGGTCGTGTGGCATCCCGCAGAGTTAAGCTGAACAAAGAGTACAACACGTTCATCTATTATGACATCAATGAAGACTTAGCTGACAACATTGTGTCTATGTGCATTGAACTCGGCGTCGACAACGTGAGTTTGATTTCATTCGGACCTAGCAGGATCATCAGCAAGCTCAAGTTGATGACACAGACAAGCGGAATGAAGGCTATTGAACTTCTAGATACAGAAGAGTATGGCTTGATGAATGCATTGATCCGTGGTACAATGATGAAGTTCTATGGCATTGAGGACTTTGAATGAGTTATGCAACTATCCACGATCTTAATAGAGAAGCGATTAGTAGATGCCGCAATCTGGGTCTCTCCGTCGATTGTCCTGCTGATGGCTTGGTTAACGCTGAGATTGCAATCATCGCAGAAGCTCCCGGAGAGCGTGAAAAGTTTACTAAGTTGCCTCTTAGTGGGGGTAGCGGGAAGTATCTGTGGGATGCTCTTCGTCCAATTGGCATTAACCGCCGCTCCTGCTTTATCTCGAATGTAATCAAACGACAGCTTCGTCAATTAAATGACACTAAAGATAGCATCACGAAGATCGAAGCTGATCACTACAGCCAAGTCCTGCGTTGGGAGTTAGAGCAGTTACCTAATCTGCAATACATCGTATGCTTGGGTAATCACGCACTGCAAGCTATCACCGGCTTAACTGGTGTGATGCACTATCGCGGCTCT